AGAGAACCTTTTGATTTAAACTATCAAAAAGCATTGCGAGGAGTTTATAGATATGAAACTTAAAACTATAAGAGTCTATGGAAGATTAAGAAAATTTCTTGGTTCTTCATATTTTGAAGCGGCTGTTTCAAGCCCAGCAGAGGCTATAAGATTTTTGTTATGTAATTTTCCAGAAGTAGAGAATCATATGAGCAATCAATCATACAAAATAAAAATGAATAATTTAGACGTTTCTCTTGATTATTTACTTATGAAAGGCAAGGGAGATATTCAAATTATCCCTGTTGCTACTGGTTCAATACCAGCCGTTGTTGGTCTTTTTAGTGCTGGGGCTGCTGTGGTTTCTACTGCTGCTACTGCTGTAACTGCTGTTGCTGGGGCTGCCATAAGCACTGCTGCTGCTGTAGGTGGTGCTGTTGTTGCTGGTGCATCTGCTGTAGGAAGTGCGGCTCTTGCAGTAGGAGGAGCCATTGCTGCAGAATATGGAACAACAGGGATTCTTGGTGCTATTACAACAGCTACAGTCAACTCATTAGCAATAGATGGAATAACTTCTTTGATCGCTCCTACTCCAGCAGTAATGGAAGGCCCATCACCTGTTGGAGATACTGACCCTCAGATGGCTGGTTCATATTCTTTTTCTGGGATTCAAAACGTCAGTATTAGTGGAGTTAGCGTTCCGATTATATATGGAGAAGTTTTTACAGGATCTATTGTCATTAGTTCTGGAGTCGATACAGTTCAAGTTGAAGGTACAGTTACATGACAATTCCAGCTTTTGACGAGAATACTAGACTTACTGATCCAGCCGTAACGGATGATGTACTAGCTTCAAAGCAATTTTTAACAATAATGGAATTGCTGGGAGAGGGGATTATATCTGGTTTTCCATCTGCGACAGGATCACAAGGTTCAACAGAATATAATACCTCTGCTCTTAAGGATGTTTTTTTAAATGGAACTCAGGTTCTACAACAATCGGCTGGTACAAGTCCATCTAGTGCAGATTTTAATTTTCCTAATGTATCATTTGAGCCTAGATTTGGAACTTCTGATCAGGCTGCAATTCAAGGTATAGCTGCAAGTGAAACAGAAAATGCTGTTGGTGTAGCGGTCACAAAAGCCACACCTGTCTCAAGATCAATAACAAACACGTCTATTAATGCTGTAAGAGTAACTATTGGTTTTCCTCAACTTCAAGAATTTACAGATGATGGTGATATTGATGGTGCTGAAGTTTCTTTAAATATTCAAACTATTGAAAATGATGGCACTACAACAACAGTTATAACCGACACTGTAAAAGGAAGAACTGCCAGCACTTATTTTAGAGATTATAAAATTAATTTACCTTCTGGAACTTCTTTTCCTGTAACAATCAGAGTTAATAGAACTACAGATGACAGCACTGAATCAACTTTACAAAACAGTTCTGTTTGGTCATCTTTTACAGAAATAATAAACGAGCAAAGAGCATATGCTAACTCTGCTTATGTCGCAATTAGAATTGATGCTCAGACTTTCCCTTCAGTTCCGAGAAGGATGTATAGGGTCAAGGGTACAAAAATAAAAATCCCACATAACGGAACAGTACAAACAGATGGTTCAATATCTTACTCTGGTACTTTTAATGGAACATTTAAAACAGATAAGGAATTTACAAACGATCCAGCGTGGATTTTATATGATTTGTTAACAACTTCTAAAGGCTTTGGTGATCAAATAGATACAACTCAATTAGATGTATTTAGTTTTTATTCCGCTTCTGTTTATTGTTCGGCTCAAGTAGATGATATGACAGGTACAGGTAATACTGAGCCAAGATTTACTTGCAATGTTGTCATCCAAAACCAAAAAGATGCTTACAACTTAATAAATGATCTTTGTTCTGTAATGCGTGTAATGCCTTTTTATTCTGCTGGAACAATATCAATTTCACAAGACAGGCCAACAGATGCAAGTTATTTATTTAATTTATCCAATGTTACTGCTCAAGGTTTTTCTTATAGCAACGCAGCTAAAACGACAAAAACAACTCTTGTAAATGTTGCATATTTTAATAATGACACTCAAGAAATAGATTATGAAACTGTTGAAGATACTGCATTACAGGCAAAATATGGAGTAGTTACTAAAAATTTGCGTGGGTTTGCTACGACTTCCAGAGGACAAGCTGCCAGACTTGCAAAGTGGTTTTTATATACTCAATCAAATGAGGCAGAATTGGTTTCATTTATAACTACCTTAGAAGCTGGAACTCTTGTCAGGTGTGGTCAAATTATAAATATTCAAGACCCCATGAGGGCTGGGGTTAGAAGAGGAGGCAGAATAAAAACAGGAGTATCTACTACACAGATTGTTGTTGATGATGAAAACAATACTGATTTAACCACAGATGGATCAGCAACCTTATCTGTAATTTTGGCAGATGGAGCATTAGAAACAAAAACAATATCTACAATTTCTGGGACAACTATTACTGTTTCTTCTGCTTTTTCTTCTACTCCACCAGTTAACAGTGTGTGGGTTATAGAAAATACAACTATTGAGCTACAGGTATTTAGAGTTATAGGTGTAACTGAAATAGAAAAACTTGCATATCAAGTTACTGCTGTGGCTCATAATTCATCAAAATATTCAAATGTTGAAGATGGGTCAACATTAGCCACAAGAACAATATCTACACTTACTGCTTTAAAATCTTCACCAAGTAACTTGCAGGGTTCAGAACAGATCGTTGTTTTAAATAATCGTGCTGTGTCAAAGCTGTTTATTCAATGGCAACCAGTGGCAGGCGTTACAGAATACATGGTGCAATATAGATTTAAAAATGAAAACTTCATTTCTGAAAGAATTACAAGACCAGACTTTACAATTTTTGAAACAAAAAATGGTACTTATGAAGTAAGAGTTTTTAGTTATAACGCACTTGGAAAACCAAGCTCACAACCATCTACTACATCTTTTATTACTGAAGGTAAAACAGCAGTACCATCAGATATTCAAAATTTGCGGATAGAACCTTTATCAGATGAATTTGTGAGATTACGTTTTGATAAATCTTCAGATGTTGACGTTTTACATGGTGGAAACGTGGTAATTCGTAGTTCTAACCTTACAAGTGGAGTTACTTTTACAAATGCTGTCGATGTATTACCAGCCTTGAGTGGAAACGTAAATGAAACAATCGTACCGAATATTGTAAATGGCACATACGTTCTTAAGTTTCAAGATGATGGCGGTAGGCTTAGTTCTGGTGATGCTTCTGTTGTTGTTGTTTCAACAAGTCCTGATGTATTTCCTAAATTAACAGTATTAGAAGACAGGGAAGACTCGGACAGCCCACCTTTTGCTGGTGCTAAAGTTGATTGTTTCTTTTCTGATGAAGTCAATGGTCTAGTCCTTGGATCTCTTGAACTTTTAGATGGGGTTACAGATTTTGATTCGATTGCAGACTTTGATTTCTTAGGTGCTGTTGATATAACTGGCGGTCATTACGACTTTGCTAATACTTTAGATTTAGGTGGCAAACAACCTTTACATTTAAGAAGGCATATTGTTTCGCAGGGTTATTATCCAAATGATCTAATTGATAAAAGAAGTGCAAATATTGATACATGGACTGACTTTGATGCGGCCACCGCATTTGATGTTGGAGCTTCCTTGCTAGTCGCCACCAGCGACTCTGATCCTGATACCTCTACTGCTGGAACTTATACGATTAATAATGGATCAGGAAGTGCTGGCACTATAATTACAATTACAAAATCCTCTCATGGTTATTCTGTCGGCAGTTTTGTAACTCTTGATTTTACTTCTGGTACAGGTGTTGATGGTGATTATCAAATATCAGCAGTGACCACAAATAACTTTACTCTTACTTCTGCAACGTCTTTATCTACTAGCGGTAACTGTAATTTTAGTGCTGAATTTAGTCAGTACAATCCTTTTGTAAATGGTACATATATTGCAAGAGGGTTTAAATTTAGATGCGAAATGGATAGTAATGACCCAGCACAATCTATAGAAATAGACCAGTTAGGATATACAGCAGAATTAAATAGCAGAACAGAAACAAGTCTTGGTAATTCAGGGGCAACAAATGGTTTGATTGCTTCTGGTACTTCAAGCAAAACAGTTACATTTACTAAGAGTTTCTTCACAGGGCAGTCAGGTACTAGCATTGCAGCAAATTCAGTTTTACCATCAATAGGTATAACAATAGAAAATGCACAGTCAGGTGATTTCTTTACCTTGTCATCTATCAGTTCTACAGGTTTTGTTATAGATGTAAAGAATGGCTCTAGTTTTGTTAATAGAAATTTCAAATATGCCGCTACAGGATTCGGGCGAGGTAGTTAAGAAATACTGTTTAGCTTGGAAAAAATCTTAAAAATGGGTAGAATGTGTTTAAATATTTATTATTTTTTATTTGTTATTACTTTTTATCTGTAATTAGCTTATAAAAATATAATTAAATAACTCTTAAATCCTTTGGTATAACTAAGATGCCTCCAGTTCATGACTACGTTATAGACAACTCCACAGGAGCCAACGTGAGAGCAGACATAAATAGTGTATTACAAGCAGTATTAACAAATAACAGCAATTCTTCATCGCCAAGTACAACTGCTGCTTATATGTTGTGGGTAGATACAACTGCAAATATTGTAAAAATAAGAAACTCAGCAAATAACGCATGGATTAATTTATTTACCACTGCTGGCGGTGTTGATGTAGATGCTGCAAGTAATTTCAATGAAGATGTCGTTTTCACAGGTGCATCACACAGTGTAACTTTTGATAAATCCGCAAATAGTTTTATATTCAATGATAATGCTAAAGCTGTATTTGGAACTGGTTCAGATTTTCAAATCAAACACACAGGATCTAATAGTCAACTAATACACAGTGGAACAGGAGATTTATTTCTTGATTCTATAGGGGGTGATGTTTTTTTAAGGGCTGGTGATAATGCTGGCGGTGTGCATCCTTCTGTAGAATGTGATCTTAATGCTGGTGTAAAACTATTTTTCGATAACACAAAGCGTTTTGAGACTACAAGTTCGGGAGTGTCTGTTGCTGGAAATGTGGTTGCCACAGGCAATATGCAAATAAATGATGGTAATTTTTTAAATGTTGGTAATAGTGGAGACCTACAAATTTCTCACGATGGATCTACAAACATAATTGATGGTCAATTTCATCCAATAGAAATAAGACATCAATCAGAAGTACACATAAAATGCGTAGATGACGGAGCCGTAGAGCTATATAATAATAATCAAAAGAAATTTGAAACACGTTCTGATGGTGTGATAATTCCTGATAGTCAAAATTATTATTGTGGTGATGGTGCTGACCTAAGAATGTTCTTTAATGGAACAGATGGGTTTATAAGAGCCGAAGCTGGAAACTTAAATCTTGATAAAGCTGGTGGCGAAAAATTTATTGTTTGCAAGCCTGATGCAGAAGTAGAGCTATATTTTGATAACAGTCAAAAGTTTGAGACAAATACAGCAGGCTGTAGTATTACCGGTAAAATCCATACTCAATTAGGTACTTCAATTAACAGCTTTAACAAAGAATCAACAGGCGATCAAATTGTATTTAATACAACAGGGACAACAAGAGGCAGTATTTCATCTAACGGATCAACCGTTGCATTTAATACTTCTGCCTCAGATAGATCAATGAAGAAGAATTTTGAAAATTGGACAGAGAATACATTAAATTTGTTTAAAAATATTAATCCACAAAAATTTAATTTTTTAGATCAAGAAGATGGAACTGATAAAGAAAAAGGTTTTATTGCACAAGATATGGTTGCTAGTTTTCCAGAGGCATATCAAAAAGATAATGATGATGATAAGTATATGTTTAATGCATCTGGAATGGTTGTGTATTTAATGAAAGCAATACAGGAACTAGAAGCTAAAGTTGCAGCGTTAGAAGCTGCTTAGTAATATAGGAAAACAAATAAATTTTATTATGACCCCTGAAGACTTAATTCAAGAAACAAAAGAAACTTTAGAATTTAATACTAAAAAAGTTGAAGTATTAGATAAAGATATTGAAAAAATAAAAAATGAAGCTACTGAAAAAATAAATAAATTACAACAAGACAGAAATCAAATCGTTGGTCAAATTATTAAAGATCAAGGTGGTTTAGAGAAGTTAGAAAAATTGATTAATGCTAATAATAAAGTAGAATCTAAATAAAGAATTTAAGAAGTCATGGCAATCACTAAAACTTGGGAAATAAATACTTTGGAACGTGATGTTTCAGATGGTTTTGTAACTAAAGTAATTTATCGTGTAAAAGGTTTATCTGATTCTGTAGAAAAATCAAGATTGACAGGAGAGGTTACTTTTACAAAACCTGATTCTTTACCTAGTGATTTTGTAGCTTTTGCAAGTTTAGATGCTTCTACTGTTTTGGGTTGGGTTCAAACTGCTATTAATGCAACGGATTATAACGTAGCTGCAATGGAAACAACTTTAGAAGCACAAGTAAATGAAGTGCTTACACCAACTACTGCTTCTGGTGTACCTTGGTAATTAATTAACCTTTTCCATTTGCCTAGTCATAATTCCACCTAAAATGTATAAAGGCCCAAGGGTGGGAATTATTATCAACATTGATATAATAAGTCCATGACTAATTGCTCTAATTATTGCCTGTTGAATCATGTTTCAAAAAATAGCTAACATTTTAAGTATAGCTTCATTCGTTCTCATAACCAGCACTTTAGGTGCAAGTTACATGGGTTACAAATACCTTAGTTCTGAGCAGTTTAAAACAAAAATAATGAATGAAGTTCTTGGTAATGTACAAGGACTTATGCCAAAGATATTAGACAAAAGCTTACCAGAAATGACAGGGCCAACTATACCAGAATTTAAACAGCCAAAGATATAAATGGAAATACCTGAGATAGGTATTAAACAAATAAATATTCCAGAGGTTTATATTCCTGAGATATATAACCCTAATCCTGTTCTACCAATAACAACAAATTTAGAAATAGATGTAGCTGGTTGTACTTATCAGCATAGAGATATAAAAAATACTGGTAATACACAGCTTTTGCTTGATGACCCTAATGGTGTGTTTAGCACTTGTGATTCTTTGTTTCCATATTTTTACCCTATGGATTACACACCAGATCAATTAATAATTTCAGAAGAAATGCCGATAAGTAGCGAACAGCCAGCAATGCCAGAAAGTAAAACACCAGAAACAGAGCAACCAAAAAAAGGAGATGAAGAAATCAAGTTTGTTGAATGTCCATCATCTAAAGAACAGCGAGTAGGAGATTTTCGTAACGAAAAAAGATTAGAGCGTGTTATTGATCATAAAAGAAGCGAAAATGGGACTATCTGCAATACGATCTATGAAAGTGTTCAATTTAAAGATCAATACATACCAGAAATTTCTAGCCTTGTATCTACTGCTTTTATTGGCTTGGTCGCTGCCAGTAGTCCATTACTTCTTAACGCAGTCAAACCTTTAGTAAAACAGGTCGTAAAAAAGCTCACAAAGAAAAAAGATAAAGTAGAATAATGATGGTTACTATTTGAAGTGGAAACCATTAGTAGATAAGTTTTATACCCGTAAGCTTATCTACTTCAATTTATGAGTATGAGGTAATACTTGATTTGGTCTTGCTATAAGTTTTACTCCTTCACAGTTGACGGCATATTCTCCAACAAAGACCACTCCTAAAGCAGCCTGAGTGCCACAGGTGGATAATCTATAAAGCTCCATTTCCATTTTTGTTTTTTTAATTAATAACTCTTGAGCTTCTATATTTACCCTTGCAGCTTTTTGACATAACTCACCACCTTTGCCAAGAGGAATATTAAATTGCATAGAAATTCCATAATTTAAGTTGTAATTATCTTTTTCAAATCTAGGAGTTTTGGTGGTGTACTTAACTGCCCCTGTGTCCTCATCGTAAATATCTTGATAAGTAAACTGCTCTGTAGGTCGATTAAATGACCACGCATCTGTTAAATATGGAGTTATGGTCAAACTGGGCGAGGTGCAAACAATTCCTTGGCTGTAGCGATTCTGGGGAAGGCTGGACGGAGTTATCATTGTTGCATTATTGTTTACTACCCCTTGAGCATTCGATTGGGGCGAAGCGAC